ATGAGCGAACTCGAAGGACTTCAACTCTTTGCTGCCTCGGCCGGTGTCGGTTTGGGATTTTGCCTGTGCCTGTATTGGTTCGGATACGGGTTCGGGCTGCTGCTGTCTGTCGTGAAGCGTGCGACAGGGAACTGAAACGGGAAGTCAAGATGCTTCCTCAACCATCAACTACAAGGGGGCCAAGATGCCTACCGCATTCGTTACCGAATTGACGGATACCATCCTCCCGGGTCTGTTGACCAACGTGGGCGAGATCGCCGTGGCTGCTGTTGCCATCGGTGCCGCGCTCTTTGGTCTGCGGCTCGCGTGGCGTGCTGTGCATTCCGTCGCTAGCTAATCGCTAGCTCATGGGGTGGGGGGCGCGGTTTGCGGCTTGGCCGCGCTCCTCACACTCTTGAGCGGTATCTCTTGGGTCAACTGTGGATGCTATTCAATTCAAGATTCTAGTGGAATGCCTCGGGTTTTTGGCCGGGTGCCTGATGTGTGTCTGCCTCATTCATCGGTGGTTCGTATGAATTCACTTTTTCGTGCTGACATCAAAGAGGCGTTTTCTTTTGCTGCTGATGAGGTCCGGCGGCTCAAGCGGGATTTGTTCTTGTTGTTCTTCGTGGTCCTGCTGCTGCTCGTTTGGGTCGTGTCCTCGTTCGGGAGTGAATGCGTGACTAATGGAACTCCCGGTCTCGTCACTGTGACAATCAATGGCACCGTGACTTCTCTGAATGGGTGGTCCACTTACGGGCAGAAAATCTACCGGCGCGTTGATGGGGGATGGTCCGGCGAGTTTTCAAGTGCTGGCGATTTGTGGTGGAACTCGCGTGAAACTAACACCCGGGGGAATGGGTCCACGTGGTCCACTTCTTTTCAGGTTCAAGCGAACGGGGTCAACGTGGAACTCTGGATTTTTGGCGGGACTAGCTATGCCGGGAACTGGAACTATGCCGGGAAACAAGTTTGGATATTCCCCTCGGATGCCACGAAACAAATCAATTACGTGATAGACGGGGTGGATTTGTGGATAAACGCTTCTGGTCCGTGTACCGTTTCCGGTGGCGGCGCGGGGAATGTGGCGAATCCTTGCGTTCCGACTTGTTCCTTTTCAGGTCGGACTAATGAGGTTCAAGTCTCAATGCCGTTCTATATCGTCGGGGGCAAGCCTGTTCTCTACGGGGCAAAGCGGGATAATGCCTTGTTGACCTCGGACGGCATTTCTCAAACCACGGACGGCGAACTCCTCGGCGTGTGGCGTTGGCAAGAATGCGTTGGGGGGCAGATTGTCGAGAAAACCAATTCATTTTCGGGGGTGGTCGGCTGGTATATCGTGCAGGAACAATGTCCAGATGGACTGTGGCAGAAGCGGCGAAAATGCACCGGGTTTCAAGTATCATCTGAGGGGGTTCTCAAGTGGCTCCTGACAACTCAAGAGGTCAACTCTGTGACGTGTGGACAAGTGGCGGCTGAGGCTGCGGGGTTGGTCTGGTCAAATCAAACTGCATCTGAGCAAGCGGCATGGACTAATGCCGTTCCGTCGCAATCGGCTTCCGGTGTGGGGACTAATTCCCTCGGCATTGGCGAGGTCGGTGGGTTGGGGCTGCTCAACTCAACCAATAGCACCGGCAAGACTTCCTCCTCTCAATCTGTCGGGATAGATTCCGGGTCCGTCTCGAATCTCTCCTCCGGCATATCGGGGGCAATCTCGGATGCGCTCTCGAATCTGACAATATCGGTTGACGGTGCTTTCTCGAATGCTCTTGCCACCGTGTTCGGTGATGTAGGTGACACTAATTTGACCGGCTCCGTGGCTCTTGGGTCCGTCTCTGGTCAAGTCGTTCAAGTGGCCGGCATCTACTCGAACGCTGTCGGTCAGGTCGGTTCCGCTACTGGTTCAATCTCGGCAATGGGTTCGTCGCCGGCTGCTGATTGGTCGGCGTCGGTGACTCGGTCAACGTCCATCTCAATTCCGTTTCATGTGACCGGGTTGGGTCAACTCAACACTCTGACGTATTCCATGAGCTCCTCGGCTGTCAGCGTGGCCGCTTGGGTTCGGGCGGCTCTGACCGGGTTCCTGTCGTGGTTCGGTTGGGTTGCGACTCTCAAGCTCGTTCGTCAAGGGGTGGCTGGATGAAGTGGACCAAGTTTCTCGGTGATGCGGTTGGATTCATTTCCCGGAATGTCTCGGCCATTGGCGGGATTCTGCTCCTCCTCCTGATGTCGGCTCAATTCGTTTTGACCTCGTTGGGACAACTCGGAGACATGGTCAACAATAACCTCCCTCTGCTCTCGAATGCCCTGCATCAATTCGCTTCCTTCTCTTGGGTGGTCAAGCCTAGCCTGTTCGTGCAAGACCCTTACGGGGTGATTCCGTTCGCTAATTCATGGGTTCCGATAGATGAGGTCCTCCTCCTGATGGGCTATCTTGCCGGGATGAAGGTCGTGAGCACCGGGCTCCGGTTCGTCAAGGCGTGGCTCCCGTTGGTGTCGGGCTGAGGCTCTCGCCGTGCGCGTCAACAATTCGCTCAAAGGCTGCGCCTTGGATTTCATGACGCATCTGGTCGCACCGGCGCAAGCGTGTTGGTGGGGGTTGACTCGCCTCCGTGTGACTCCTGTCCTCCTTCTCTATGAATCACTCCACCCTACAAGCCGCCGTGCCGGTCCTCCCTTCGTCCGTGTCCTGCGTTTGGGGTCCGTGAGGACCGTCTTTCTGCTCCTCCTCGCCGTGGCCGTGGCCGTGGCCGTGGCCGCCGTGACCGCTTCTGTGCCTCCTCCTGATTGGGGTGGGGTGGTGGTGGCTTGGCTCTCGTCATCGTGTCTCTGCGGGGCTTATAGCGCGAGATTTTGACATGGCAGACAGTAAAATCATCATTTTGTCGGGTTTGGGCGGTTCCGGTAAATCGTGGAAAGCCATGAAGCTCGTCGAGAAGGCACTCGCCCAGGGGCGGCCGGTCGGTGGCAACCTCCCCGTGTATTGGGACAAGGTCAAGGAGCATATGCTCCGCGAGCATCGGCTCGTTATTGATGACCGGCAATACTTTCAACTGCGTTCGGCCGGGAATGCTCAAGATATTTGTCGGAATATTCCCGAGGGCGCGCTCGTTGTCATTGATGAGGCGCACAAGGACTTTTTCTCTCAAGATTGGGCAAAGTTTCCCCGGATGCTCCGGGAATTGATGTGCGAGGCTCGGCATTGGGATCTCGATATGATTTATATCTCCCAGTCTTGGGAGAATCTCGATGCCTCCATCAAGCGGCTCGCGTTGTATATCGTCAAGTGTGTGAACTTCGGCAAGTGGCTTGGTCGGTGGGTTCCTGAACAATATCGGGACCGGCTAGAGCGTTGGCTCCCGTTGACTCTGTTCGTCTGGTGTGATGGTGGCGAGGCAGAGGGGAAAACAATCCATCACAAAGAACTAGAGTGGCGTGATTCTAAAATTCATGCCCTCTATGATTCCAAGTCGAAGGACCGGGAACGGTTTGACCTCAAGCGTGCTGACTTTACTCCGCCGGTCAAGGTCCCCGAAACAAAACAGGAAAGGCGCAAGCGTATGGTCAAGGTGCTTCTCATTGGTGGCGTTCTCGTCGTGTTGGCGTTCTCGTTCGTTGGTGGGTGTCGTAAAGTCTCGAAGGGTGTGGACAAGAAAACTGCTCCCTCGGCTGGTGATGCGGTCAACTCGGTTCTGCGTGGTGCTGGTGGGTCGGCTCCGGCGCCGTCGAATGATGTCGAGCGGGTCACTGGCCGCTGTGGTTCTGATTTCTTGGCAACCACTCGGCGCGCTTATTTTCCCGGGGTCCAGACTGAGCGGGGGAAGGTTGTTTCCGTCTTTGGGGATTCCGTCTTGTTCCTCGGTCCGGGTGGTCGTCCGGTCCGTGTGGATTTCCCTCGGTGATTTTGTTGTTGACTCTTTTCGCGTTCTTGTGGTAGTCGGTTTTCCCGTGATGAAGGTCTATTCAATGAAACAAGCCGCGCCTGTTTGTGGAAGAACGGTTCCGCGAGGGACCACCTTCATCACACACGAACGGGCGCGGTCTTTTGGTCGTGTCGCCCAATATGTGTTACACGCCAAGAGACTACTGATTGCGTCAAAGTGATGAAGGTCCCGGGCGCGAACGTGCAAGGGTTTTGGCGTTCGCGTCTTTTTTTCTTCCTCACTGGCTCAATCTGAAAGGTCAGTCATGCGCGTTCCGTTGCTGTTGCACTCGGTCACTGAAAACACCTTCACCCGGAAAACCGGCGAGAAGGTGACTGAGCCGTTGTTCATGGTCACTGATTCTTCCGAGGGTGCGAGGATGGTCCAATTCCTCGAACTGCGCGGGGAGAAGAACTGCCCGAAGGACTGGAAAGCCGGTCAAGTTCGGGTCGTGGACATCACCGAACTGAAACAGAACTTTTCAGGTCGGCTCCAAGTCCTCAACTGCCAGATTCAACCGGCCGGGAAGTAACATGACCGTCACTCTCGAACGTGGGGACCGTGTCGAAGTCGAATGCTCCTTCTGTGGGATTGCGTTCCGGCTTGAGCGGCATGATGAGTCTCCGACGTTGTTCTCTCTGGTGTCCTGTCCATGTTGTCAGAGTTGTTCACTGTCTGTCCATGAGATGGGAAATTTCCTCGACGAGGGGATTCCTAGCTGA